CATCTGGGAGCAGACCTTTGGTTCAAGATGGCACTGGCCTCACCTATTCGGTTCTTTGCACCAAAGGTCTGCTCCCAGATGGGAGGCAATATTCTTTCGCGGTCGACACACGGCTGATCAAAGAAGCGCCTGCAGAACTTGCAGAGCGCGAGTTGGCCAAGTTCATAGCAGAACGTGCTAGTGACTGACGCCGCCTTCGAAGCATGGCTCGCGCAGCTGCCCGCAAGAGGCTATGATCGTGCGTGGATCGGGCATAATCTACCTGCCCTGCGCACGAGGTATGAGAGCAATCCCGACGCGCCTATGCCTGAGTGTTCGGCTCCGGCAATTAAGGCGCGTGATCGGTATGAGGAATTGTGATGAGCGCACCGTACCCACCACCGCCCGCTGTCGATCCGCTCGTTCGTCGCGTTGCCGCGCGGATATGTTACCGCCGACACTGGCCGTTCGATCTTGAGCCTGGCGATGCTTACGGTGTCGATGCTATTTTGCCCAACGGTGACCCAGCTCATGAACTGTGGAGGCAATACGTCGACGATGCCGAAAAGATTGTCGCCATGGTTCGCAATGCCGCCTGAAATCCGCCACGAGACACAACGCGCCGTGACGATTCACTTCGGGCCCGTACGCATGGTCGCAGAGCGCGAGGTAACGATCATCACCGATCTGCGCGACACGCCGTTCGGGATATACGACTTCGGCAGTGTGACGCACGGGCCTCTGCGATGGGTGCGCGACCATGATTGAGTGCAGGCAGCCTGACCCATTTCTTGACGGGACGGACACGCGCAGGCCAAGAAACTGCGCTGTCGACTACTGTTTGTGTCGAGTGCTGAAGATGGATCGGCGACCACGGCCTTTCCCCCGCGATGAAGTGTTTGGTCCATACATTCCCGGCAGTGATCCCGCGCGATTCAACGTCTGACTGAGTAACGCCATACCGCCTCCAATCCCAGGAGGCGATTATCTGCACTTCCACGCCCGACGTTCCGACCGTACCTGAACGGCAAGCGGTCAAGTTGCCCGATAATGGCGCGCCCGCAGGTGCTACCGACGATAGTCGTCGGCGCCGCAGTGCTATCCTTGCCGGGCTGATAACCACTCCTCAGGGCGTGCTCGGCTCGCCCACTACGGCCAAGCCCACGCTCGGCTGATGGCGACCCTTCGCGATCACTGCGAGCAACGCCTTACCTCGATGAAGTCGGTTCGCACCGATTACGAGGATGAGTGGCTGCAGATTGCGAGGTTCGCACAGCCCTCCCGCTCTCGCTTCCTGGTTAGTCAGCGCGACAAGCCTGCCAAGCGCCGACTGTGGAACAACCGCCTCTTCGATCCGCACGGCATCGAGGCATTCCGCACGCTCACCAATGGCATGACGAGCGGTCTGACCTCGGCTTCGCGTCCTTGGTTCTCACTACGCTTGCCTGATGACGAGATGAACGAGCAACCAGGTGTGCGGGCGTGGCTCAGCGATGTCGAGCGGGCAATGTACGGGTTCCTCTCGTCGACCAATTTCTACGGGGCCGCCAAGGCTGGCTATGCCGAGATGGGCCTGTTTGGCACCGAAGCATGCGTGATGGCCGAGCACGCCGTGTATGGCGCTGTCTGCCACACCCTGACTGCGGGCGAATACTGGATCTCGGTCAGCGATGCGATGGTGCCTGACACCTTGGCCCGCGTGTGTCCGATGAGCGCTCGGCAGATCATGCAGACGTTCGGTGATGCTGCACCCAAGCTCGCCAAGGACAAGGCCGACAAGAGCGGCGATGACGTTATCGAGCTGCATCATCTGATCGAGCCGAACTCGGACTATGACCGCAATCGCTTCGGCTCCAAGCCGTGGCGCTCGGTGTACTGGTACAGTGGCGACGACCGGGACCGCGTGATCCAGGTCAAGGGCTATGACGAGCAGCCGTTCTGGGCGCCGCGCTGGGACGTGGTTGGCGGCGACACCTACGGCATCTCTCCCGGCATGGAAGCCCTGCCTGCGCTACGTGAGCTGCAGATGCAGGCCAAGCGCCGCAACGAGGCAATCGACTTCCTGGTAAAGCCCGAGATGGCGGTGAAAGCTGGGATGCGCCTCACTGGCGAGCCTGGACGTCGGGTGAGTGTCGCCACCATCGACAAGGACGCGTCAGTCCTGATTCCGTACCAGATGCCCTACCAGGCCGTGCAGGCGATCGAGGACAGCAGCGAGAAGTGCCGGCTGCAGATCGATGGGCTTTCCTTCGCCGACCTGTTCAACGCCATCACCAACATGCGCGGGGTCCAGCCTCGCAATGTGGAAGAGATCGCGAGCCGCAATGAGGAAAAGCTAACGCAGCTTGGTCCGGTGATCGAGCGCGTTTCCAACGAAAAGCTTGAGATCGCGATCGACCGCACGTTCGGCATCATGTCGCGTGGTCGCCTCTTGCCGCCGCCGCCCGATAGCTTGGTAGACCAACGGCTCGACGTCGAGTTTGTCTCGATCCTCACCCAGATGCAGCGCGCCGTTGGCGTAGGTCAGATCGAGCGCGGCGTGTCGTTCGTCGGCAACCTGGCCGGTGTTGCGCCTGATGTTCTCGACAAGGTGAACTTCGATGAGGCCACCGAAGAGTACCTGACCCGCCTTGGCGCGCCCGCGAAGATGATCCGTGGCGAGAAGGATGTGTCCGACCTGCGCGCGCAACGGGCTCAGCAGCAGAACGCACAGCAAGCCGCCGCCATGATGCCCGCGGTCAAGGACGGTGCCGATGCGGCGGCCCTGCTCTCTCAGACGGACGTCGGCGGCAAGCCTGTTCTTGATAGCTTGGTGGGAGCCTAAACGATGTGCATGGCTGGTAGCCAAAATCAAATGAGCCCGGCAGCTGCGACAACAGCGCCTGTTCAGATAGCTCCTACACCCGACCCCAGCGCCTCAATCCCTGACCGGGGCTATGGCTATCGTTACGGATCGGGCAAGACCCCTGAGACTACATCGCCAGATGGCGAGCAACTGTCGCCATATGACAAGCCGATCAAAGGCGAGGGCTACTACGGCATGCTGCGTCGAAAGGACGGCAGTAATAACCGTAGCAGTGAATTGTCTATTGGCGTCGAGATTGGCGACAAACTCTACAACATCCCTTCGATGGCCCCGGGCCTCAACAAGAAGCAGATCGACTATCTTCTTGAGACTCCAGAAGACGACTTCTGGAAGCGCGACAGGAAGATGATGGAGAGTATTCAGGACAATGCCGCATCTTGGGCAAGAAAGCGCCTTGCGGCCAAGCTGCCTGTCTACGCAACGGCGCCTGAGGAGGGCAAGTACAAGCCTACGCCTGAAAAAAGGCGCCAGAAATGACCGATCAGGACGCCGAATACCTACTCAACCGACCTGAGTTTCGGCGCTTCCTTTTCGCTGCGATTCAAACTGCTGGGATGCTCAGCCAGAAGAGCCCTGCCGATGGGCAGATAGCGCGTGACTTCGAAGAAGGACGCCGAAGCCTGGGGTTCGATCTGCTGCACATGGCGCACGCCGGGCAACCGGAGGCCATTCGCACGCAAGACCCACACGCGATCGCGACGCTTGATGCCGTCCTGCGAGAAGCGATGAACCCCAAGGAGAAGCCACGTGGCAGACGAAGCGACGACACAGCCAGATTCAAAGAACTCGACGACGACCAGTGAAGCGCCCACCGAACAGCAGGGCACGTCCGACACGCAAGCCGTCGAAGCTGGCTCGGACGTTGCGGCTACTGCGGACGAACAAGGCTCGATCCTCGGCGGCGCGCTAGAACCCCAGGCGGAAGCTGCGGCTGACCCTGAGCCGGAAGCCCCTGTTGTTCCCGAGAAGTACGAGCTGACGCTTGAGGGCGTGGAGCTTGACGCTGACAGCCTCGCTGTTGCCGAGCCGGTGTTCAAGGAACTCGGGCTGTCGAACGACCAGGCAAACAAGCTGATGCCGGTCGCCAAGCAGTTCAGCGAGCGCATTGCTGACCAGACGCTGCAGAGCATTGTCGACGCTGGCCGGGTTCAGAAGGCGCAGTGGGCTGATGCGGCCAAGGCTGATCCCGAGATCGGCGGCGCCAAGTTCCAAGAGACGACGCACCTTGCTGCGAAAGCGCTGGATGCCTTGGGTTTCCCCGAGGGCAGCGAGTTCCGCAAGGCGCTCACCGAAACCGGCTTCGGCAACCATCCCGACATGATCCGCGCCATGCGCAAGATCGGCGAGATGATCGGCGAGGACGGCTTCGTCCGCAGCGATGCGGGCGGTTCCAGCAAGCCAAAGCCACTCCACGAAAAACTCGCCACACCTGTAGCAAAGGGGGTCTGACCCATGGCCATCATCGGCAATACGTTTCTCAACCTCATCGATGTCGATGCCGTTCGCGACACTGACATGGGTGGGATCGTCGAAGTTCTCGCCACTCTAGAGCCGTTCTACGCCGACGCCAATGTGCTGAGCGCGAACAAGGGCTCGACGCACATGACTTCCATGCGCACGGGCCTGCCGACTGCGACGTGGGGCGCTCTCTACCAGGGCATTCCGCAGAGCAAGTCCGGCTACACCAGCGTGGAGGACACCACTGGCTTCCTTGAAGGCCTGGATGCGATCGACACCCGCCTGATCGAACTGGAGCCCGCAAACTCGGAGAAGCTGCGGGCGATGGAATCGCTCGGGTTCATGCAGACGTTTGCCCAGACGATCGGTAGCGCGATCTGGTATTCGAACGTCGCTGTCAGCCCCAAGCAGTTCCACGGCCTGTTCGCCCGCTACAACAGCCTCGCCAATCCCAACGTCATCGACGGCGGCGGTTCGGGTTCTGACAACACCTCGATCGCGTTCGTCACTCACGGCGATGCGCAGACCAGTGTTATCGTCCCGAAGAACGTGCGCGCCGGCATGCAGACGGAGGATATGGGCCGTCAGCGCGTGCTCGACGCCAACAGCAACCCCTACTACGTCCTCGAACGCCTCTTCCGCCAGCACATCGGCCTGACCGTGAAGGACTGGCGCTACAACGCCCGCATCGCGAACATCGATGTGTCGGATGTCGCCGCAGGTACCGTCTCGCTCAACAAGCTGATGAGCGAGGCTTACTATCAGCTGCAGGGTCGCCGCTCCTTCAAGCTCGAAGGCGTCGGCGAGGCGAGCCCGGGGCGCACTGTGATCTACATGAACCGGCAGATGATGCAGGCACTCGACGCCGAGGCCAGCAATCCCACACTGAACGCTGCCCTGCGCATCGGCCGCATGGAGCTTCAGGGCGAGGAAGTGAACACCTGGCGCGGCCTCCCCATCCGCGAGACGGATTCGCTGCTCAACACCGAAACGCGCGTCGTTTGACGCTGAACGGAGGATAGACCCATGATCTTCGACAAGACCCTGATGTTCAGCGAACTGCAGGTTGTGACTGCCGACGCGCCGTCTGACAACGTGGTCGACCTTCTCGCCACGGGCTCGCCTTATGGCGGTTCGCCAATCAACAAGGATGTCGGGCGCAGTGTGCGTGTGCCTCTGTCCGTCACCGTCAACGAGTCTTTCAACAACCTCACCTCGTTGCAGGTATCGGTGCAGACCTCGCCTGACAACTCGACTTGGACCACGATCGAGAGCGGCATCGTGATCCCGCTGTCGGTTCTGGTCGCCGGCCATCAAGTCAAGGTGATCGACGCGCTCCCCGATGGTACGAACGCACGTTACGTGCGCCTTTACTACGACATCACCGGGACGGCTCCCACCACTGGCAAGATCACTGCTGGCGTCGTTTATGGGCGTCAGACCAACTTCACCTATGGAGGACGCTGATGGCAAACAAGACCACTGAGCAGACTGAGGCACCGCGCGAGCGCCGGACTTACCGTGCGCTTTCTGACGGCTTCATTTCGGCTGAGTCTCGCTTCGTCAAGGAAGGCGAGGTGTTCTCGACCGACGCCGATCAGGGCTCCTGGATGGAGGACATCACCCAAGGCGAAGTCAAGAAGCAGCTCAAGGCGAACGACAAGATCGTCGATGCCGAGAAGGACAAACCTGACGGCTCGGGCCCATCGGCTGAGACGCTGGCACGCCAGTGACAAGGGATGGCCCGGAACCGAAGCTCCGGGCCTTTCTCTTTGCGCGATTCAACGTCGAGCCTGCCGCCAGTAGTCAGGGGCCTCAAAGGAGGCGCTTCGCATGGCAACCACAACCCTCGGCATCCTGAGCGTTACCAGCGCGTGGCAAGAGGTAACGGCCACCTTCGCCGGTGCTGCCAATGTGGATGTGATGATCTTCAATCGCGGTCCTGGCAGCTTGCAGGTCTACGATAACCCTTCGGCTCCCGGAAGCGATAGCCTCGGTTCGAACGTGCCCGTTGGCGAAGATATCTACGTTAGCTCGGAGAAGATTTACGTCCGCTCGCCGGGCGGCACCACGGCGAACATCCGCACGCTCTGATGGCTTCGCTCATCGCCCTCTGCAATCAGGCGCTGGCTGAGATCGCCAAGGACCAGATTGCCGATCTCCAAGAAAACTCATTGGAGTCTCGCGAGTGCAACCGGTTTGCGCCTGGCTTACTTGCCGAGATGCTGGACTGGTCCGATGATCTGCCGCTTGGCCGCAGACGGGTGGTGCTTGCCGAGATCGCCAACGACCGCCCTGCAGAATGGCTACATGCCTACGCCAAGCCTGTGGACATGGGCTCGCCTCTTGCGATCCTACCGGTTGAAGAAGCGGCCACATCGCTGCCGATAACAGGGCCTTACACGTTCCCCGCTCAAGCTGACTACGACATCGCCTTCCTCTATGAGGGCGACGTCATCTACACTAATGTTCCTCAGGCCACCTTAGTCTACACCAAGGCATCGATCGAGATTGGTGAACTACCGCCTCTGCTCCAGCGCGCTTTTGTGCTTGAGCTTGCTGCCCGTCTCGCAGGCCCGCTGACCAAAGATAGTCGGATCGTTGACGCCAAGGCCCGTCAGGCGGAAGTGGCGCGACAGCGTGCGATTGCGGACGAAGAGAACAAGAACCCTCGCAAGGGCTCGCGCTATGTATCACAGGCCGAGTATGCGCGGCTAGGTTACTCATGACCTTCAGGCAGGCTCAGGCGAACTTCTCACGAGGCGAACTCGGGCCGCAGCTGTATGGCCGGTTCGATATCGACACGTGGCAGGCTGCGGTGCGTAAAGCGCGCAATGTGTTTGTCCTGAAGTTCGGCGGCTTGACCAAGCGCCCCGGCACGCAGCTGGTGGCAGAGGTGCTGGATGAGGCGCATGAAACGCGGATCATCCCGTTCCAGTTCTCTCTCACCCAGACCTATGCGCTTGAGTTCGGACAGGGCTACATGTCGCCCTGCGCCAATGGTGGCCGTCTCGTGGAGGTGGAGCTTGCGGTCACCCACATTAGCAACGCTACGACTGCTCAGGTGAGCGCGGCATATCACGGGTACACCGCAGGCGATAACGTTTACTTCGATGGCGTTGCAGGGGCGATGGGTGCGCTTCTTAATGGTCGATCCTGGCCGGTGCTGTCAGTGCAGAGTGCGGGCTTGTTTACGATCGGTGCGAACACTGCTGGCGTAGCGGCATTCTCCGGGTCAGACGGTGGCGTCACCCGCACGGGCGCACCTGATCCAGGGCCGACGCCTCCTGTTGTTCCGACCCCGGTGCCCGAACCCGAGCCACCCTCGACGATCGGTGGTGGTGGTAACGGTTGGTACAGGCGCCGCATTGACGGCGAGGAGGTCGTTTGATGGGGGTCGCCCGTGTTTACAAGGTCGGTTCGCCTTACAACGGTGTCGAGCTTGCCGAGATCGACTTCGAACAGACCGCCGATACGATGTATTTGGCTCATCTGGATCATGCCCCCAACAAGCTCATCCGCCAGGGGCACACGCAGTGGCAGTTTGTCGAAGTCACGTTTGGCGCTCCGCTCCCCGCTCCGACCGGCACGGCTGTCACGGCCTCCACTCCGAACACCGATGCCGAGAACGATGGTGCCAACTTCTTCTCACAGCCAGCAAGCTATTGCGTCACCTCAATCGACGCTGACGGCCTTGAGAGCCGCGCCTCAACCTCCGCGACTGTCAGCAACGACCTCACGCTGAAGCGCAACTACAACACCGTGACCTGGGCTGCGGTGACCGGGGCGGTCCGTTACAACGTCTACAAGGCGGAAAACACGCAGTTCTTCGGGTATGTCGGCACCACAGATGAGCTTACGTTCCGTGACGACAATATCGGGCCTGGCTTAGATCACGCGCCGCCCGAAGCCTACAATCCGTTCCCGGGTGTAGGTGACTACCCGTCGACGGTAACGCTCTTCGAGCAGCGCGCGATGTGGGCCAGGACGCGCAATGTGCCGAATGGTGTCTGGGGCTCCCGCTCCGGCGAGCTTGAGAACATGGATCGTTCCAAGCCTGCCCAAGAGAATGACAGCCTGTCATTCTCCATCGTCGCCGGTCGGGTCAACACAGTCAACCAGTTGGTGTCCACGACGTCTCTGCTAGCGCTTACCTCAGACAGCGTGTTCACTATTGACGGCGATGGACAGGGCGGCATTCTGACGGGCAACTCGCCGCCAGCGACGCGCCGACAGATTGGGCGTGGCAGTTCGCGGCTTGGCCCGCTGATCGTCGACAACGTGGTGTTCTACGCCCCTTCCGTTGGCGCGGCGATCCGCACCATCAACTACAGCTTCGAGGTTGATGGGCTGAAGTCCAGCGACGTGTCGATCTTCTCGCCGCACTTCTTCGAAGGCTTCAGCATCGTCTCGTGGTGCTACTCGCAGGAGCCAAGGTCTCTCATCTGGGCAGTACGCAACGATGGCAAGCTACTGTGCTTCACCTGGGAGCAGGAGCAGAACGTTTGGGGGTGGACGCTTTGTGAGACCGACGGCTTGGTCAAGTCGGTTTGTTCGATCCCAGAGAATGGGGAGGATCGGGTCTATCTGATCGTGGAGCGCACGGTGAACGGTCAACCCAAGAGGTTCGTCGAGCGCATGGTCTCGCATCGCTGGGATGCGGTGGAGGATACCTGCTTCCTGGACTGCGCCGTGTCCGCTACGTTCGAAACTGCCCAGAGCACGTTCTCGGGACTTTGGCATCTTGAAGGGCGGACCAATGTCGCCGGCATTGTCGACGGTGTGGCCGTCACCGGGCTGACGGTGGTCAATGGTTCTGTCACGCTTCCGCCGACGGTAGGTTCTGGGCGCAAGGTAAGCTTCGGTATCCCGTACCAAGTTGACGTCGAACTGCTACCAGTGCGTGCTTCATTGCCAGGTATCGGCTATAACGGAGGCCGCAAGCAGCAGACTGGCGACATCGTGCTGACCCTGAGCGACAGCCGCTCGATCGAGGCGGGTATCGATGAAGATCATCTTTTCCTGATCAAGCCGCGCACCGATGAGGCTTATGGCT